CTAGCTTCTACTGGAGTCTCAACTTGAGTTTCTGGTCTAGATTTTAAATCAGCAAGTCTTGCTTCTTCATAACCTAATCTTGAAATCTCTGTTTGTGCAGCAACTTCTAATTCTAAATTACCATCTTCTCTTGCTTTGGCTAATTTAGCAATTGCTGCTTCTTTAGAAGACTTAATTCTGTTTTCCATTTCAGACACATATCCTGTGTCCAATCGGGTTAAACGTCCTTTTAAAGTCTCTTGCTCTGTTAATACTGATTTTGCATAATCTAAAGCAGCTTGTTCTCTTCTTTCTGCTTCACGCATTTTCTTTGTTAACTTAGCAATTCTTTTTTTTACTCCTTCTGAGTAGTCTTCTAATTCTTTCTTTTTTTCATTATCTTCTTCTGAAGATTCTTTCTGTTCTTGGTCCGTGGTTTCTGCTGCTTGAACAGTAGACTGCTCATCAGATTTCTGAAGTGAGTCATCGGACTGATTACTGTCTGTAGTTTCATTTAATACCTCTAGTTCTGATTTGGGAGTTTCTAATTCAATTTCTGCTCCTGGGCCGGAAGTATCTATGTCTACAGTTTTATCTTCTTCTTGCATAGTTGTCTCCTATGTTGTGGTTAAAATTGATGAAAGATATCTTCGGGGTCTTTCACCGTTGCTAAAACTTCATCATCATTCAGAAGTCTTACTTCCCCGCCATCGATTAAGATTCGGCTTCCTGCATATCTTGCAAAGATTACCCAATCACCGACCTTGCACCAAGGACCTTCGGGAAATTTTCCCTTATCATAACAATGTGGTCCCATAGCTAAGATCAATCCACAAGTTGATGCAACTTGTGAACGCTCAATAGATTCATCTGATAAATAAACTCCACCTTTTGTTTTTGGTTTTGCTTTAAAAGGCAAAACTAACATTCTCCAACCAGTGGGTTGTGGAAGTTTAGTAGATTCTTTATCTTTAATAGAATTTTGTTTATCTGCTTCTTCTTCTTTTTCTTTTTCGTATTTTTCTGCCAAAGCTAATTTAATCTTTGGTACTTCCGTCGAACTTGACGACATTGTCGTCGGTTTTTGCTCCGTCATTTTTTTGCTCCTTTGGTTTCAGCAGGTTAGAGATTTCCTGATCTACGTATTGATAGGCATGTGCCTGTCCTAACAAATACTTATATTTTTCCATATTGTCAACACCACCAGCAAGAAAGTTTTCCCCTATTTGTTGGTAGTTATCTCTTAATGTCTTTCTTAGTTTCGAAAGAAACTCGGTTACATCCATTTAGCAATTCCACTTTCTTAGGGATTTGTTGATTCTGCTATTCGGATCCCTGGCCGTTTTCGCAGATGTTAAGCGTTTTTTCATTCCGCTCATTCTAGCACAAAAAGACTTACGTCTATTTGCTGCTTTAGAACCTTTTTTTAATTTAGATGGCTTAGTAGTAACAGCCATAGATAATTTAGAACCAGGATTTGCTCTTCTATAAGATGCAATACCTTTTTTATTTAATCCACCGGATTCTGATTTACCTTCTTTTCTTTGCCACGCAGGAGTTGCTCTTCCTCCTTTAGCTAATTTGGTAGGAACTTTTTGTCCTTTTGGAAAAGGAACGTTTGATTCTAGTTCATCAAAAATAGCTTTTGATCCTCTAGATAAAAATGCTCTACCCATTCCTTTTGATTTTAACATTACTTTTTACCTCTTTTTGTAAATGTTTTAACATTAGTTGGTTTGGGTCCTTTATTACCAGCAGATCTTTTTCTTTTGACTGCAGATCTTTTTTGGGACTCTGACATTGCTCTTGCTTTAGCTAAAGGAACACATTTAGGATATCCTCTTCTTTTCTCTCCTTTAGATCTACCACAGGGTGCATAGGAACCATCTTTTCTTTTAGATCCAATATCAACCCATTTTTCTGCAACCCATTTTCTTAAACCATTTTTAGCCATACTAATATTTCTTAGTTACTTTTCTTCTGTTGTTCATAACTTTACCACAGCCTTTAGCAATTCCACCTTTGGCTTTCTTTTCTCTTTTACCACCAGGTGTTACTTTGCCAGAGCAAACGGCAGAAGCATACATATTAGCGTAAGCTGAAGGATATACCTTAAACTTTCTTTTTGCTGCTGCTTTTCCTCTTGGACAAAGTTTCGCCATTACTTTTTCTTTTTCATTTTAGATTTTTTCACTAATCCACCTTTTTTCATGAAACCCATATTGTTTCTGACTTTAGTTGGAAGTTTGCCTAAAGATTTTTTCTTATCAGCAGGTATTGGTTTTAATTTGTTCATTATTTTTTCTCCTTTTTACAGTTACATTCGTGACTACACAGACATTGTGTAATACCAAATACTTTACAAACTAATTCGCATGATTTGCGTTTTAGATATTTTAATACATCTTTCCAAGATTCCATATTATCTCCATCCTTTTTTTGCTAGTTTAGGTTTACCAGCTCTTACTAGTCCACCTTTTCTTTTTTTATCTCTATCTACCATTTTAGGTTCGATAAGTAAACCTTCGCCAGAAATAGGATCACCTTGAATATCTTGTTCTCCTGTTCCTTTGACTAATTTAGTACCCGCACCTCTTTTAGTTAATCCATATAATTTTTTGAACATGTTTGTTTTTTCTTTTCCGGATAATTTCATTTGAGATGCTTTTTTAAAAGCTTCGGTTGTTTTATTTCCTTTTTGTTTGGGTGCTGGTTCTGTTTTATCGGTTAGTTCTAATTCATTAGCAAGTTTAACAAAGTCTTTTCTGTTTCCACCTTCTTTAGCTAGTTCTATAAATTTTTGTCTTTTAGATTCACCCATGTTATTTTCCTTTTTTTGTATTAATAATATCGGTTGCTTTGATTCCATACACGGCAGCTACTACAGAAATCCAAAGTCCCGTTATCCACCACGGCATCGTTTGTAATTTTTCAAAATATAAATCTAATTTTTTAGAAATATCTTCGTCTTCTGCAAAAACAGAATACGCTAATAAAAATAGAGGACTGGATAACGTCAATAAAATGAATTCGTCCTTCCAATCGTTTTTCTGTGCTTCAAAAACTTTACCGGTGTATTCAATTTCACCGCGTTTCATTTTCTCCGCATGCAACAATGCTGCTTCTGACATTGCAATTTCAGATTTTTTCTTATTAGAATATATTTCTACTGCGGCCTTGACTCCAGAGCCAATTAAACTCCATGGAAACATGAATTAGTACCAAGTAGCTTTTTGTTTTTTCATAGTTTTAGTACCTTTGACTGTCACTGTTTCTTTAGAACCAGCTTTAATCACAGGAATAGTCTTTCCACCCATAGGAGTTCCTACTTCTGTAGTACTTTTAACCATCTTTTTATTATTTTTTACCATTTTTTTTCCTCTTTTTGCTCATTTTAGCTTCTGATAAAGCAATTGCAATAGCTTGTTTTGGATTTTTCACAATTTTTCCTGATTTTCCACTGTGAAGCTTGCCTGCTTTAAATTCTCTCATCACTTTACCGACCTTTTTTTGGCCTTTACCCATTTTTTTCATATTAAATCATCTCCTTTTTAGCTCTGTTGGTTAATTCTGTTTTTGTAAGGGATGTTGCCGCCCTTAATTCGGCTAAATCTTCGTTCTGTTCTAGTTTTTCTTGTTGATTCATTTGATTCATCATAGCCTTCATCTTGTCTAAGTTGATTCTTTCCTCATCTGTTTTTTTCTTACGAGCATTTTCTTGTGCTTGTAAGTCTAACTCTCTTGCTCTTAACTTAGCAATTGGATCATTTCCAAAATCACCCATGATTTTCTTCTCTTCCTTCATATAGTCTTCCATCATGTCAGCAATTAGTTCTGCTTTTCTAGATTCTACTTTAGAAGTAATTGCTTGTATCTGTACTTGCATAGCAGGATTTTGCATAGCTTGAGGATTTTGTGACATTTGTTGTACCATCTGAATTTCTCGCATGAACTCTATCTCCACTTGTTCTAAAGCCATCAAGGAAATGTGTTCAAATATATTTTTACTTAAGGCTCCTGTGATCATGGGATTATTTTGAGCTAAGTTGGTACCCATAAAATTTAAGTGAGCGGTAATGTGAGCTCTATGATCTTGTCCTTTGAATGCTTGGAACGGTGCTGCCGCTAATGCTTGAATATGTTCTACGGCTGGATCCATGGGCATGGGTTTAGGTTCTGGTTTCAAAATAGAATCTACATCTCTTACACCTAATGCTTCATACATATTTCTATAAGCTTTATAGATATTATGAATTTGAGGATTGGATTGTGCTAATTGTAATTCGGTTTGAGCCAAACTAATTCGTTGCGTTTGAGAAAAGATATTAGGATCAGCAACCGGAATGATATCTACTTTATCATCAAAGTCTGTCTGCTTAATCATTTTTTGTCCACCTACTACATCATAAGGATATTCATTCGGTAGATATAATTTAAATACTCTTGCTAATAATTTGAATTCATTTTTCAAAGATGCATACAATCGTTTATGGATAGCACTCATGGTCCTTGATCCACGTTCCAGCAATGCCACGGTCGTACCCACTGCCGCTTGCTGATTACCCTCTCCTACTTGCATGTCAGCTATAGATGCAAAGCGCTGACCAGCTTGTACTACGACCCCCATAAGTTGTAAAAGAGTTTGACTTGGCTCTTTGAAAGGCAAAGGCATAAACGCATCTCGTAAATTTCCACCGGGAGCATCTACATCTCTAAATTCTCCTGGTTGAATAGATTGCGCATCATCTCTAATTCGTATTCCTCTCATCTTAAATCCAGCTGGTAAATTAGATAACGTTCCAGCATCTAAGAGAGATCGTAATGCAGCAGTTGCCGTACGAGACAAACCACCGATCATGTGAATTAAACCAAAACCATAAAATCCTAGTCCTGGTAAAAATTTGAAATGAACAAAATAGCTAATTTTCTTTTTCTTAGGATCTGCTATTTCATAGTTCCTACGAATGGATAAAATTTCACGAGAGCTTTCTTCGATCGTTACAATATAAGGAAGTTTAATTCCAGTGATGTCCCCGTTGGGTCTTCGATCTTCAAATCCCTCAAGATCTAAATTGACATGACATTCAATCAAAGTAAAGACATCTTCTTCTCTTCCTGTTTGTGAAATACCTTCTAGTTCTAATTCTTTTTTCTCCAGGTCTGTCATATTGTCATACCCTGGTGTTAATTCTATGTCTCTATAAAATCCTGCGACTTGTTGTTTACGTAAATCATTGCCCGACATTTTTAGTACATGCATCACGGCCTCTGCATCTTCTAAAGAAGTTGCGGAGTAAGGAACAATTAAATCATCAGCGGGTACAAATTTAGAAACAGCTCTGTCTAATAAAGAATCGTAATATACTTTTTTAAATGCGGATCCAGACAAAGGTAAATAAAATAACATTTGATCAAATTCAGATTCATATTCTTTCATCTGATCCATCAATTGATAATTCATAAATTCTTTGACGCGTTCTGCTTGTTGTTCTTTTTCCGGTGTCACTGCTCCAATGATCTGAGTTCGTACAGGTCCTCCTGCCGGTAATAATTCTTTATAAGCCAAAGCTTGAAATTGCGTAATGGATTCTGCTAGGACAGGATGAGTTGCACCCGATGCACCTTGAAAGGGTTCTGTCTTT